TTGCTGGCGGAATTATCGTGATGACAGGACCCGGCGTTGTTGTCGTCACTGGTTCGGGATTAGGGTTTTCTGGTGTAGCTGGAGGCGTGACGGTTTCGACCTTGGGCGGAAGTTGTGTCTGTACTGGCGGACTGCCCGGCGTGCCTTGTGGGACACAGGTACCCACGCCGTTAACAGTACCGTATGAGCCGCCCTGCGCAAAGCAGTCACACTGTGGGCAGTCAGGTTGCGCAGGAGGCGCAGCATCTGGCGAACCCTCGGAGCCTGCACACTGAGCGCCGGTGAATCTGTAGAGTCCATAAATGACATAATGACAGGAGCCGATGCCGGAGGAACCGAACGTACAAGACGGCTCAGCCGGGCGGGACTCAGCAAGACCGGCCTGACAGCTACTAACACAGGTCAGAGGCGTTAGGCCACCATCACCATCCGAATCACCAAATCTACCCTCTAATGCGACCTGCCCCGTTTTGGAATTGCAGTCTACTGGCGGCGGCTGGCATTCGCCATGCTCGTCGCGGTTATAGCCAGGTGGGCATGGAGGAACGTTTATGCATCGCCATTGACCGGCGACTTGCTGAAGCGAGCCGCCGTGATCACAGTGGAACGCGCCGCTAATGCCAAGGCTTGAATAATTGCTTGCATTGGTAGATACGGTACAGCCGGAGGCGGTGAAATCATCCTTAACAATAGTGACTGTAGTCGGGCAAAACTGGACACTGGTTCCGCAGCCGTTTTGCGTGAAAATCTGTTGACGGCGAAATTCGCCAGCTTGAGCGCAGGATTCGAAATTGTTACCGCTTACGGTATAGGACTTTCTTGGCTGGTATTCATCGGCGTGAGCATGACCGACAAAGGCATAGGCGGCAAGGATGAAGAGCCAACTTAGAAGCCTGTGAACAATATGCATGCAGCCCCCAGCAGTGTGATTAGTACGAGCCAGCCTTCCATTGATTGCCCCTTAAGAAAATGGCCTAGAGGGTGTTAAGCTCTAGGCCGTTTGTTGATTTACAGCGCGCCGCGAATCCACTTGTAGGCCTTGACACCTACAATCACGACCAGCACAGCAGCACCGATAACGCCGACAGCGGTGGCAGCGTCGGTGGTTGCAGCGGTTACTGCGGTTACATCAATTGCAGCCTGAGCGGATGCAGCGGCGAAGGACATGCCCAAGCCCATCAGATAGGCGATACGTTGTTGCAGAAGTTTCTTCATGGTTTTATTCCCTTTCATAGTTTTGGCTGTCGTCTATAGACAGCACACGAATTACCGCCCGGATACCCCAGGCGATAGCCCAGACAAGCATTATTGCGGTGCCTATCGTGGTGCCCTGTTCGGCAGTCATGGCCCATAGAGCAGGCTGGACTTCTGCCGGTTGTGCGATGACGTAAACACAAGTGTTTATGTCGGTTGGTTGTGGGTTGGCGACCGAGAAAGAGCCGCCGCCGTTGTCAGTAAGGCAGAGCATCCGATTCCCCTTCCCATAAAGAAACAATGCGAAAGTCCCCATCACTGATGGAGGCTTCCGCCGTGTCTCTCGCTTCCTGTGGGTCATAGACGCGCCCTGCCCTGTCAAGATTTTTGGTCCAAAAATCGTTCGGGGTCAGAAATTCACCAGTGCTAACACACTGGATGATGTAGGCGCGTCTAAAGCTCATGATTAAGCGTTAGCGGCCTTGAGCGGTTGAGCTGCTACGGCTTCAAAACCTACGAAGTCATAGCCTTTGGAGGTAGCTACAAGGTCAAGCTTGGCCTTTAGCGGGAATGTGTGCTTTTCGAATTTGTCGAAATTCTTGTGATCACCAAATTGCATTTCGGTCACGTTGAATCCGATTTCATTTTCGGCACCATCGGGAACAGGCATCATGACGCGGACTTTTGTAAAGTCGTAGTCCGTGCCTTCTACGCTGTCGTTGAACTTGCGAGCGCCCAAAATCACGCCTTCAATTTGGAATTTCATGGTTAGTCCTCTTTCGTATAGTCAATGAGGTGCGCGGGTGTGAAACCCTGCTCCCCCCGTTCATGGATAAAATCGCCTGTGTTGGTAAAACTAGGCACTTCTAAGCCGCGCGGGGTTTTCCCCTCACGTACTACGACGGCAAGCGCTTTTTCTGCGTCGCCCTCGATTTGATGCACCGCATGGAGTGCAGCGCCGCACTGATGCTTAAGCCAGCGTTTAGTGCGCTCATAAGATGCCTGGACAGTGCGTTGTGTGGTAAGGATTCGTGAAACGCGTTCGCAGACGGTGGATAGCAGCGGGTATGCTCCAGCGAAATACTCGTGCGGGTATAGGAGACAGTCGTGCGGAATGATTCGGTCACAGCTTTTGAATTCGACTTCGAGGCGCATCCACTTCGAATCAGGGTCACCCAACTGGCGGCCTTTTTCATAGCCTCGGAAGAATTTCGAACTAGTACGCTTTCCAATATATAGGGTTCGCCCCTCACCATTAGGATTGCGCCAGTTTCCGCGTTGCTCAAAATGTGGACGGTGCCCACGAACATCGAATAAGCCATCATCGAACGCCTGTGCTAATGCATCGGGGTTGAATTGGTCGCCCTCGTAGTCATCGTGGGCAAGGTCTACGCGGGTAATGGTTGGGCGGTCTGCTGAATTCAGGAAGTCATACATACGACGCTCCCAACCGTTGGCGGCAGCAGCGCAACCTGTGCCGTTGAGCTGAATCAGTACCGTATTGTTTTGGCCCCCATGGCAGATGAGGCCGAATTTGTCGCCTAGGTCGTAGCTGCACTGGTAGAACAAAGCGCCCCGGTCACGCTTGGCGGTTATGCCGAATCCGAAGATCGCTTCACAGACCAGCGATACATCAGCAATTACTTGGTCGTCAGTAACAGCCTGTTTTCCCCACTTGAAAGAATCCTCATGGCAGGACACGTGCAGCCAATCAATAAAGCAAATGTCAGAAAGGCTGTGAACCCGCTTGGTTACTTGCTTTATCTCCCCGTTTGCCAACCGGAGGTCTACCACTTCTCCCCCCGTGTTACAGTGGGGGGGCAGCGCTCGCCCGCCTTCGGCGCGTCGGCGCTGCTCCCTCTCTTCGTTCGCCTGTTGCAGCGCCTTCCGTGTTTCCTCGGCTATCAATGCATAATCCCGCGCGGTCATTCTGGCGCGAGCTAGTAAATGTGCGTCTGCGTGGGGATAGGCTGGTTTTTTCATGGTGCGCAGCAGGCAGCCAACATGGCCCACTCGTAAAGAATCCAGAGGATGATCGAAAGCGGCAGGACGATGCCAAAGAGGAAGGTTTTCATTTGTAGAAAGACCAGAACAGGAGGATTCCGAGGTGGATACCTAGCAACAGGCAAAACATGTTGCGGAGTGTTCGTGCGGTCATTTTTGCCCCTTCTTTTTGTTGGTTCGCGTACAGACGTATGAATGTTTAGTACGTTGGACCGGAGCGTAAACAAATTTATAACGTTGTGCAAGAGATTTCTACGTATGACAATGCTCAACGTTGGCAAAAAGGAGACAGTATGAAAAACATAGACGACGTTTTGGACGCCGTAAAAGCCAAGACAGGGAGTGACTACAGGACCGCCGCTATTGTCGGTAAAGAAAGAATGTCTGTAAGCGGATGGAGAGCGAGACGCTCAATGCCCACTAATAAAGACCTTCTGAAAATGGTTGACTACTCAGGCATTGACCTAAGAGAAGCGATTGAGGCCGTTGAATACAGCCGAGAACATGAACGGCCTATGAAACAAGCAGGGTTTGCTGATGTTGGGTTATTGGCTGGAATGTCACTCGTGGGAGTGACATGGGCAATTTCTCATAATGAAATCATGACATTGGGAGCGCTTTTGTTGCCTGCTATACATTATGCGAAACAAGATGAAATAAGGGTCGCGGCAAACGACGACCAATATGGTCCATATGTCATAACGCTAAATTATGCGAAAGCCTAAAGAACCCTCTGTTGAGGGTTCTTGATTTACGACCTATTTAGACGGGACACTCCGCCAGACTTAGGAGATTGTTTGACCACTGACCGTCCGCGTACGTCTGCACGTACTCAGTGCCATGCTCATTCTTTCTGACTCCTAGCCAGGCGACTTGACTATTAGTGCGTGTATAAAAGCTGTGACCGTCTTTGATAGCTTGAACAACGGCCATACGAGTGTCGTACCACCTTGCCCCAGCTTCATCAGTTCCGCCGAGATGAGTGATCGCGCTAAAGACGTCCATGCGCGGAGTTTTGTTGATGCAAGTAACTTGATAAGTTGCCATATTTAATATCTTTCACGTCGAGTTTAGAAAACCACTCAGTGAAAGCAAAGGCAAATTCATACGTTTACGTATTGCTAAACATTACCTAAAGGTAATACTATGAATATGTGTATCCGAAACTGCTCTTCACTGAGTGGTGTCACACAATGGCCACTGTCTGCAAACAGCTGGCCATTTTTTCGTCCTTTGTCGACTCGGAAATGGCCCGGCCAGAGTAAGTTCCATCGAGGAAATACCACATCCCCTAGTAACTTGAGCTTATCTTAAACGATTATCTTGGGTTTGTGTTGGTTTTCCAACATAAAACTCTTGACTATAGAGGTTTAGTATGCCTCTTCAGGAATAGTTATTTTCTTATTTGGATGCACTCAAAATAGATACGTGGAGCTTGATTCGATGTGGACTTATTTATACCTTGAGCTTCACGAGTGCGACCAGCCAGAGAGATTAATTTATAACTAACCTCCTCTCCTGCAGCCATGCATCTGGCCTTAGATGTGAATCCCGATAAAAGGTTAGGATGGACATCCCGAACGCTGGTCTGATTCGAATCAAGGGAAAATACCAAAACCAATAGCCATTCCATGATTACGCCCCTGTAAAGTTTGGATTGACGCCCCGCCCTGTTTCAGTCCGCAAAAACCAATTGCATTTGCTTAGGCGGTTCTTTCAAAAGCCGCAGCACCCTTTCAGCGCTAGACTTGTTGAAAGAGGATAAATATCGACATATCGCTTTAATTAATTCTTGGTCTATTCCTGCCTCAGCCAAGCGGAGCTGCTCCTTAACTACATACCGATAATATCGCCGCCGCTTTGCTCTGTCTCGGCCTTCGACACGTATGTACCAGTAATAATTTCTGAGTCGAGCTGCCCAAGCTGGCAAATTGACCTCCCCTTGGGGCTTGAAACCATGAAGCATTTTCTAATTCTTTTAGGGGGGAAGTATCTGCGGATTTGCTAAGTATTACTTCTAGCAATTCTGATAGTTGCCAAGGCTCATACACAACTGTGAAAATCTTCGTGCATTCAAGGTTCACAACATTCCTTGAGTGACATGGCCCCGGGTGTACCCCCACCGCGGGGCCGCCTTTCACACGCCGCTCGGCGGTTTGTACGCCCACTTAGAGTTACGCATCGAATCACGCACTATATTCGGCGGGATACGCTCTTCCGGTGGATCCACTGCGGCTATGCCTTGTGGATTTACCGGAACGTCTACCGACGCGGGAGCTACCGCCTCACCCCCTGCGGGGGCTTCGTATGCAGTGCGTTCTGTAGCAGGTGCGATACCTTGCGGCGGTTGATTGTCTTTAAGGGTCCCGTTGTCAAAGTCTTGGAAATAGCCATTGGCTACAATCTGGCGGCATGTGTGGTCATCAACCTGTAAAGGCGTTGCTTGTTGGGAGAAGCAGTTGCAGCCCTTTGACTTTGAGAGGACACAGGCAGCAGGCACAGGAGCGGTTACGGGCTTTGTGATTTCATCGTAAACAGGCGCTGTTGCAGGAAAGGCGGCAACCCTCGGGACGCGTGCGGCTAAATAGTCAGGTTCAGGCTTTGCCCTTGTTTGGGTGCCAGTAGGCAGCGGCATACCGTCAGCACCGACAGCCCCCGGAGCAACAGCAGAAATATTGTCTGCCATGTTGGAAGGCTTGAGCTGTTGAAATGCAACGTACAGCAGACCTATGACAAGTACGGGAGCCACGAAAATAAAATAGTACCGAAGCGGGATTGTCTTTTTTACTGTGTGAACCTCGGCGGACTTATAGAGGCTGTACACCTGTTTATTGTATTTGTAATCGTGACGGATAGAACCGGTCCGGCTTTTGTGGGGCTGCTCGACCACCTTGTTCCACTCATGCACGACAGCGGATTCTCGACCGAACTTGCGCACGATATGGAAGTGACGACCGACCAAGCGTCTTATGTTCTGGTCAATCAACATCGGATGCTGAGTAATCAGCAGCAGGTCATGCCCGTTATGGCGGTGAGTCTCCAGCTCGGCAACGTGAGGCGGGACGGATGAACCATTAGCGCGAGTACGGAAGATGCGCTGACATTCGTCGATCAGGATATATGAACCGGGAGGACACCTAAACCATTGCATCGGGTCGTCAAGCTCTACCCACCCCGGAACCCTACAATCTGTAATGCCAGAGTAATAAACAGGACGTTCGGGCTTGCCTTCGGAGAGCAACCGCTGATTTTCCTTGGCGACTTCACGCATCAACCAGTCAATGCCGTAAACGCCCTTTCCATTTCCGGGCAGGCCAGTGAGCAGCGTTATCACTTTAAAGATGCCCTTAACAGTGCGAGAGCCTTCGGAAGAGCTTTGACAGCCAAGGCAAAGACCAAGCGTTCATAAAGAGCAGTCGCAACCTCTTCAGTCTCTCCAAATTTCTGCATACGCGTAGCAATAAAATTACGGCGAGATTCTTCCACTTGCTGCATTGCGGCCTGCATATCAGGCAGCATCATTCGCGCAGCTCCAGCTTTTTAAAGTAGCCATTGGTTACGCCCTTGAGGATGAGGCGCACACCGACAGCGGAGATAAGCACATTGATGGCCTTGTCTACCTTCATCAGGCCGAGCATGTTTTTTATGTTTGGGTCGATGGCGTTGAGGTTGGTGATGATGCCGGCGCTGATGGTACCCATTAGCGCATCGATACCCTGATAAATCGTAAATCCGACACCGAGGGAAACAAGAACCTTGATGATGCCCTGGACGATTCCGGAAGCAAAACCGCCGATGAGAGCACCGGCGAGTAAACCTAATGGCACTGGCATTTAGAAGACTCCGACAATACGCAAGGCCGTGATATAGGCACAGGCGAGGATGATAAAACCGAGCATTTCAAGGACGGTATTTAGCTTGCTCAGCGGTAAGGTAATTGTCTGGCCTTGGAAGCCGACCGAGATATCAGATAGACCGGCAGCGCCGAATGTTGCCTGCCCTGTCTCACTGAGCGCATCAGGCAGGTTAATCGTTTGGGTGCTTCCATCCGTACCATTAATGAAGGCATCCACCTCATCACCGTACTGCCCCGCCAGCAGCTCTTCACCCTTGTTGATGGCGTTGGTGTACTGGCTTAACTCATTGATGTCGTCACAGCGGTCCTGATGCTGTTTCTTTGCCATTGCGCAAAGGATCACGTCACCTGAACAAGTAAAACCGGCCTCACACGAGCCAGTGAACATATCATCCTCACCGTCGCCACATATCTTAGCGTTGGGATTCTCTTCGCAGAATTGCCCCTTTGGCTGGCGTGTTGTCGTGGTGCCATTCGGGCCAGTTTCTGTTTTCTCAACCTCGGGTTCAGCACCCGGCGTTGCTGGCGGAATTATCGTGATGACAGGACCCGGCGTTGTTGTCGTCACTGGTTCGGGATTAGGGTTTTCTGGTGTAGCTGGAGGCGTGACGGTTTCGACCTTGGGCGGAAGTTGTGTCTGTACTGG